CTGTCACTGGCGGCCGCTGCAGGTGCCGATGTGTCCACAGAGGCCGAACTACTGCGTCAGCGGCAGGCTGAGTTGGATGCTGCTCCTCCGGTGAGTACGGACTTGAAGGAACCGGAGCCTGAACCGCCAGTCTCGACAGGCGATGAGGACTTGGACGAGTTCTACGCGCACATCAAAAAGACTGGCGCGCTGGCAAAGGGCGGGGACGCAGAAGCCACTGCGGAGATGCACCGGATCGGGTTGGAAGAGTACAGGCGCGCTGACGGTGGTCGCATCTCCGTCATTCGCAGATTGTCCAACTACGGGATAAAGAAACCCCCACCGTCTGTATTGTGAGGTAGGACATGGAACGGCCAATCGGGATTAGGGCGGCATCGCAGGAGATGCTCAAGGGTGAGCATGTCGTGAGGAAGACAGGTAAGGCGTTCGCTAAGAATCTGATACTGGGCGATAAGGTCTCAGTCGAAACAAAGATCACGCGAGGCGAATGATGTCAAGAACGGTTGGTCAGGTAATAGAGGGTGCGCGGGTAGAAGATCCTGCGTTTACCCCTGAGAACCATCCTAATCGGGTGGCGCTGTCGTGGCTGTCCGACCGACAACAGGACTTCCTTAAGAGGCTATCAGATGATTTGGTCGATCGGTTCTCTGAGACCAGAAGCATCGCCGACACAATCGACAACGCACTGGTCGGAGTTGATTCTGATGGTACCGCATACACAGTTGAGACATCTGGAGATGGCTATGATGTCATTGCCGAAGTCGGGGATGCAGTGGACATCGTTTCCTCCTCTGCCGCGACACCTACGGTAATCACAGCGACGGCGCACGGGCTCATCACGCTCGACTCGATAACTATCTCAGATCACGATGGGAGTGACGACGATGACGGCGTAAACACATCGCACCAGGTCACGTACCTGACAGACGACACGTTCAGCATCCCGGTCGATCTAACTGGCGGGGGCGGGACTGGCGGTACACTCCGCCAGAATCATGCCCTGTACACGGGACCAACACTTATTGCTCAAGATCCATACAGTGACGGGTTCCCGCTTCCTGCCGATTTCATCAAGATCGTGAGTATCTACGCGGTCTTCGAGACTACCGAGGCGTATGCTCCGGTGGTCGTGGTTCCGCAACATGATATCGCGGTTCGTGCAGGATCGTCCGGTAAGTTTCACGCTATCATCTCGGCTGACAGACTGGTGCCGATACTGAGCCCACCTAACAACACAGGCGCATCGAGATGGGACGCTATCGAGAAGGTGACTTTCACCTGGATAGACAACCCTGTCAGGTTCACCGAAACAGGTAGCTGGACAGCGCAGACCTTCACGGTACCGGATCTATACGCCAACGCTTTGCAGTACGGGCTTGCGGCTTTCTTCGGTCGCAGGCAGCAATCGATCGACTCGGCGTTCCCCCCTGAGACGGCGGCTGCACTCGATAGTAACTGGAAGGAAGCGCGGGACGAGGCTCTGTACGGCGCAACCCGCGAGGTCCGGTCGCTCAAGACAAGTACAACGAGACGGAATCGATGACCTACGACTCCGCTACTGACTGGGGGTTTCTGGGCCTACCGTCCGGCAAGGGACGTCAAGCAATTGCTGACGATCCCACGATCAACCTCAACGACATCACGCCTTGGGGGCACGGTGATCCGTTCATGCCGTTCCCTGAAGATGCCGATGCTGATCCCAGGCCACCACGTATCAGGTGGAGGCCTGGGAAGCCTACGGCAGAGGGTGACGCAGACCCTGGGATCACCGACAACGAACCGATCGTAGCAGGCGAGCCTGGAGACGTGATCATCAACACCGATGGTGGTGACGACGAGACTCTGTACGTCTACGATAGTGTGGGCGGATACAAATACGTGGCCTCCCCAGAGGATCAGTGCTTGAGGGCAGACGGAGACACCTACATGCCGGTTGCTCCGTTGCGCCTCCAGGCATGGCATAACCAAGACTGCACTTACGTATCGATGTACAACTACATCAACGATGAGTCTGATTTAACGTATATCAGGTTTGGTTGTGATATTTATGGCGGCGGTTCTCCAAATCAGAGTGCGCGTGGCATTGTGTCATTAGATAATCCAACACGAGTACCAACCAATTCAATTGGCGTAACTGTGACCACAAGGATGAACTCCGAGATCCTTGAGGGGGATTGGAATACCAATATAGAGGTCGGCCTGTATCAAGGTGCGGTGAGGATTAGTAGAATGTTTTGGGATGTAACCGGAGCGGCCTACACAGCGGGAATTGTTCGTGATGCTTGGGTAGATTTGTCATGGGAGTTGTCGGAAGTGGAGTTCGGCAATATTACTGACTTCGATGATCTTCGACTGTTGTTCTATGGAACTGGTGGTCACGTCTCCTACGGCATAGGTGACGATCATACAGCAACGACCATCTACATCAGTGATGCATATGTAGACTTTCCAGGATGAGGCTTTAATGTCATACGATCCAGATACTGACGTTGGACTGGCTGCACGCCCTCCTGGTCTGACGATCCCGTACATCCAGATGCCCTACGCTGACGGCGACACGCGGGCACCTCGCATCTACTGGTACACAGGCTCTCCGGAGACTGTCGTCACTGGCCGGATAGGCGACATGTTCCTCCGCACTGATGGCGGTGCCGGGACAACCCTCTATATCAAAGAGACCGGAGCTGACACGAACACAGGGTGGGCCGCTAAATGACGGTCGTAACCACATCACAGACGATCATCGACGCTGCTGTTGGATCGAACCTATCGAACGACTCCGATAGACTCAACGGGTCAACAACGACTAGCCTGACCTTGCTACTGAACGTGATCAATAGGCGGGTGCAGCGAGTCTACACGCTTGCTGGTATGCCACCTGAACGCGGTGGTATGTCGCGTGGTGACTACTTCGCAGCATCGACAACGGTGACAGTAAATGCCGCTGCCCCTCCGGCGGCACCTACCTCTGCATTCGATCATTTGTTCGCAAATGCTTCGGGTGCAGAGGTACGGGTGGTATCAAGGAGGGACGTTGCCAGGGGACACGCTGAACTGCCGCCCGCCATCGTAATCGAGGACAGAGCCGTAAAGACTGCCGGTCGCACTGGCGATCCGGTAGATGACGACGTGATCACCGTACACTACACGCCTTTGCCTGCACTGCACACTCTTGCCACACACTACATCGGGGCTACCACGGCCGCGACGAACACTACGTCAGAGTGGCCGGAAGCAGTGGGCAATCCGTGGTTGATCGCGGAACTCAGACGGTACCTGGCAATTAAGCGGGGTGACGCCGATCCGTCAGAACTTGCCGACATCGCAGCCGAGATAAACGATACCGGCACTACACTGGCGGAACTCATTGGGGTCAACAAAACGTACCTGACGACTTCGGAAAGTGACTGATGCCCAAAAAGCTCCAGAGCGGAAACACGCCAGTCACAGGTCACGGTGGCGAGCAGTCGGCTGCTGCATATGATGCGTTCGATCCGTCCGAGGTCGAACTTCTCCATAACGGCCTGATCGGTGGGCGCGGCCTGATTGAGCAGGCACCCGACCTAATCATCACCAAAGATTCAGCCGGGGCGGCACAACCACAACAGACGCCTGCGGGTACTGAGCTTGACGCTGTCTGTGGAATCTTCCCGTTTGTTCAGCAGGGTGATGCCACTAGTGCGAACTCTGGCGTGGCCTTCGCAGTCGATCTCGACAACAACAACATCTACATGTCGATGCTTGACGAGGACCACACCATCAATCTGAACGGTGGAGCAAACTTCATCGTGATGGTAGCTAACGACTGGACGGTAGCTACACCTCCGCAGACCACCGGCTTCGAGATGGAGAATAAGTTCTTCTTCAATTTCTATGGCAAAGAGGCAGCGTCTACCAGACTCGGGATGGGGTACTTCGACCCGACAGGGATTGTTGGCGTGATAAGCTCGAGTGCCGCGACTCCTACTGAGATCCAGACTACCGCTGATCATGGTTTCACGACAGGAGATAGGGTCGCGATCTTTGGTCACAGCGTAGCGACTGTGAACGTGATGGCTGCTATCACCGTGACCGACACAGATAAATTCACCATGACAGGGATCGCGAGTACCGGCGTGGCCGATACCAGCGGTGAGGTCTACGTTAGGCGTCCGGTGTATGATCTGGACGACTCCGGGGCTGACGAGGCCGCCCTCCGGTACAGGGGCATCGTCAGGCACCGTGGTGGTACGATCCTGGGCTGGGGATACCGATATGAGACCGACGCCAACAGGGGCGCGTTCGTCCGGTACTGCAAATACAACACACCTCTCACCTGGGAGATCGGTGTCGATGTTGACGATATCAGAGCAGGCGCATTCATCGCAGGCACGTCAGGGCTCGAGGTCGTTGCCTGCGCGTCAAGCGGACAGTACACGATCATTGGCAAGGAGTCAGAGATATTCGCCCTGGACGGCGATTACGGCAGCCAGTTCTATCTGCGAAAGATCGGCTCCGCACACGGTCCCGTATCCACTGTGGGAATGGTGGAGATCACCGATGCGGCTGTCTGGATGTCAAGCCAGGGACCAGCTATCTCTGAACGGGGTGGCAGGGTTGCGCTGATCGGACCGGACAAACTGAACAGGACACTCAGGCGATACATGGACCTGACGAACACCTGGGGCGCTCACGACTCGACACGGAACCGCGTCGTCTGGACGATGAGACGGAAGGTGGATGTTGATCTCTTGACCACGTCAGAGACCTATGCCAAAGAGCTTTTGGTTTGGGACTACGAACACAACGCATGGTACACCCAGTTGCTTCCGAGGATGACGTGGTCGGTTGGTGTGACGCGGGGGGTGGGGCTCACGACACCGGGACCAGTTGGTGTCCTGGCGATCGACGCGGCCTCTGTCATTACGGTCAATACGTTTCAGATCAACTTCACGCCAAACGATACCAGCCCTGACGTAACGTATGAGTTCCAGATCAGAGAGAACGGCACAACAACGTGGACGAACGCTGGCACACCTGTCACCGTCCCTGGCGTCACGCTGGTAGTCACAGGACTCGTTGCCGCTACGGCATACGACGTGAGAGGCAAGCAGGTACGTAATGGGCAGTCGAGCGCATGGGATACTGAGACAGGCCCATACGCGACAACCGACGCGGCTGTGACCGCAGCCGTACCCAACGATCCGATAGGCGTTGACGTCCTTGGTCAAGTGAGTGAAAACCCCGGCATCTCGCCAGCACAATATGTCGAAGTGGGTTGGACCCCTGTCTACGATGCCGGGGTGACGGCGGTGCTGTTCAAGGGACTCACTGCCGTCTTCGCTGCCGCAACTGAACAGCCGGGAGCGGTACCGTCGAGTGTCGGCAGCATCACCGACAGCCTCATTAGGGGCTACGGTGACCAGGTCTACTACTGGATTCGGCTCACGAATGCGACCGGCGACTCGACCGAGGTGGCGGCCTCTGGCGGTATCGCACCAAACTTCCCGTACACGGTAGTTGGTGAAGGTGACGAATGAGTGAGACCCTACTATTTGGTGAGGTTGGTATCGCTGGTGCCATTGGTGCGGAGATTTGGTACCTCGCGCCGGACTCATTTGGTCAGCAAGATACTGGCGGTACCGATGCGTTCCTACGTGTCGAGACGGCAAATTACCTGCCTGCAGGACGTGGTGGCGAGGTAACTCTACGCAAAATCTATGTTCCACTGGCATATGAAGGCGCTTGCCAGATCAGGGTCACACCAATTGTGAACTTTGCTACGTCACTCCGACCAAAAACAGTCTCGTTTGCTGCACCGACCAAACGGACACGCAAGGTCATTGAGTTGCAGCCAGCAAAAGGAGTAGTGACCCAAGTTAGAACCAAGGTTCAGGTGATTAGTTGTACGGGACGTGTTGAGATATTCACGCCTGACTACGCCACCGATCTGATTACCGATGTCGCACACACGGTGGCAGGGAAAGACTGATGGCTGGCGGCTCTGACGACGTTCTTCGGTCTGCGATACGGATCGACGTGATCGGCGGTGACGATCCCGCTGAGATCAGGTCGTTCTCGCAGACGACCGCTGCACTCTGGGAACGATTGCAGAACGGTGGGCTGCTGCAGTACGGGAGTCGTGAAGAGATACGTACAGGCGCTCCGTCTGACGAGCCTCAATCCAACCAACCAAACGTCGTGCTAGTCAATGAAGGCACGGGACCGCACTACTGGGTGTACCTCGTTGGTACTGGTTGGGTTGCGATGTCATCGACCGCGCTGCCAGCAAGCCATGTCTTGGCGACGAATGCCGCACTCGGTGGACAGCACACGATCACTGGTGGTGTAGCTGGATACGTCTTGAGGGCTTCGGCTGCAGGGGCTGCGAACTTCCAGGCACTCGCGTTCACCGACATGGACGGCTCGCACCTTCTAGCTACACAAGCTGCACTCGGTGCGCAGCACACGATTTCGGGCGCGGCTGACGGGAACGTACTGAGGGCGTCTGGCGCTACGACAGCAAAATTCCAGAACCTCGGACACGGTGACCTGACCGGCCTGGCTGCTGGCGATCCGCACACCCAGTACCTGCTACTCGCTGGTCGTGCTGGTGGACAGACGGCAATCGGCGGCACGGCTTCTGGTGAGAACCTGACGCTCCAGTCTACGGCGCACGCTACACGCGGTGGCATTGTACTCAGCGACAACACGGCTATCGCAACAACCGTCGAGGCTTATCAACGATTGGCGATTGGCGGTACGATAGCGTCCGCTTCAGATACGATGATGACCATCAATTCGTCCGGTACTTTCACCATAGGGCATGTCAATGTCAGTGTTCTAGCAAACATACTGGGCGGTACGATTGCGCGGGCTGGATTCGCGGGCGTAGCCGCACAGAGCATAGTTCGCGTAAGTGGTGGTGCTACGGGCGCTGGTAGTATTTCGAGCTTACGGTCACTGGAGATTGACGCCTTTACGAACGCCACCGGCACGATTGATGTTTTGTACGGATTGTATATCGATTCCGTTGTTGCCGGTACCAACAACTACGCCATCTACACTGGCTCGGGGTATACTCGTCTCGGTGGCAACACGGCAGTAGGGACGACTCCGCTCGCGACACAACGGTTGTCTGTCCGGTTCATCACCGATATGTCGGCTGCGTATTCTGGGTTCTCGGTCACCAATGAGGGAACTGGGGCCGGCGGCGCTTTCATCCAGCGGGCAATGTACGCGGCCGTGCAGAGCAACCCGACAATAGGGACAACGCAGTCTGGCACGGTCTACATCTTACGTAGTGGATTGAGCCTTGGTGGCGCAGGCACAACAACAAACGCCAAAGGTTTGTACGTTGAGTCGGTCATCGGCGGAACGGTCACCAATCTGCATGGATTCTACTACTCGTCTCCACTGGGAGGCGGCACGCTGACGAATGAGTACGGGTTCTACTGTGAAAATGTGAACAATGGGACCACCCTCAACTATGCCATCAAAACGCACGCCGGAGTCGTAAGTTTTGGCGACGTGATGAGGACCGGCGATGGCGGCACGACAGACTACACCGAGTTCGAGGCTGACGGCACGATGGAGTTTAATGGTGCCGCAACGGTATGGGACGACATGAGGATAGTGCCCGGCGCTTTCAGTTTTCCGGGCACAGCCGATCCTACTTTAGAAAGCTGGCAACCGGCTGGTAGTGGTACGACGTTCAAGGTCTACAAGTTCAAGAAGAACGACGAGGTTCAGGCAAGCGTGCAGTTGTCGCATGGATACAAAGAAGGTAGTGACGTCTATTTCCATGTCCATTGGACCCCAGCCGATAGGGGCATTGCTGAAGGCACAGCGTTAGTCGGATGGAAAGTTGATTACTCGTGGGCGAATATTGATGGGACGTTCGGCGCGAGTGCTACAGTAGACCTATCCGATGCCTGTCAATCTACTGACGACGACCATCTAATGACGCCAGACGTGCTGGTGTCTGGGACGGGCAAGACAATATCAAGCATATTTGAGTTGAGGATATACAGGAGTGACACTGGCGCTGACGATACGTGGGCGGGCGGCACAGGCGCTCAGAGCCCAGCACTCCTAGAGTTTGATATACACTACGAAAAGGACACGGTGGGCAGTAGGTTAACCCTGACAAAATAAGGCCAGAACATGGCAACAACTAGAAGAAACCCAGGCGGATCACGGCAGCGGTACAACTCCACCTACCAAGGCGGGAGTGCTCCGTTACGGCTGACGGGTAAGCGGAACGAAGACCTGAAGACTGGCGGGACGGAAGCCGGTCGTGCATCCCGAGAGGCGGGCGGTCGTGCGAACGAGTTCGGGGGTATGCTTCAGGAGAGCTTCCGAGATCCGACAGGTGGCGCGAACTCGTTCCTGCCGTTCTTTCAGAGTGCAGCCGAAGGTGCGGCTGCTCCGGCGATGCGGGATTTCCAAAACGTCGTCGGGACTCGAGCGGCTAACGTGGCATCTCGGTTCGGTGGCAATGCGTCAACCGAGGAGCAGCGGGTCGTACAGCGCACAGGAGACGATTTCAGCCGCAATCTGACTGAAGCCCTGGCCCGCATAGGGCCGCAGGCCATCGGAGCCGCACAGAACCGTACAGGGCAACTGATCGGTGCGCAGGGTCAGGCCGGCAACCAACAGGCCGACTTCCTGCAGATGTTGCTCGGTGCCGCTGGCAATCAGAAGGAGAAGGGCAATATCTGGGGCAAGCTGCTCGGGACCGCTGGCGGCGTAGCTGGCTCGTTCCTTGGGCCGATGGGAACGGCGGCAGGCGCGAGTCTTGGAAACAAGATAGGTGGAGGATAACATGACCGCACCAGTTGGAGCGTTCACCAGACGTGGTCGAGGCAACACGATGGACATGTTGCGCCAGATCATGGAATCACAGCAGCCGAACATTGATCCGAACGTGATTGACACCGGCCAAGGCAGGGCTGACGACACCGGCCGCGCAATAGACCAGACGGCAACGATGCGTGGTATGGGTCCGTCCGGCTTCGAGCGTGAAATGATGCCGGAAAGTTTGCCTGACGCGCCACAGGGGCAGGACGGCGGCGGCAACTTCGGCAGTCAGTTGAAACAGATCCTCGCTGGTATCGGTAGGTCGGGTACATTCGACCAGGACGCTGAAGGGTTCCTCGAGTCACTACTTGGCTCCGGTCTCGGTACGTTCGCCGGTATCCAAGATGAGCGTGAAGGTAGGGCGATGCAGGAGGCTGAACAGCAACAGGGGATGGCCGACCGTAGCATGGAGGCTAGGCGCGGTGCGCGTGATGAGAACCGTGATAACCTCCAGATGTTGCGTGACATCTTCGGAGTGGACGCTACCGAGGCCAAGGGGATACCTATGCCTGGTGACGTTGACGTGCCGATCGGCGACACGTCCGTCAGGTTCCGTACACTGAAGCCCGACCGCGACAGGGACGCAGCCGAGGCTGAGACGACGCGAATGGAACAGCAACAGACGGAAGCGGAAGACACGCGACAGCGCACCTTCTACGATCAGTTGAAAGCATCGGGCGATCCGTCAGCACAGGGTGAGTTCATCCCTGGGTTCGACTACGCCGAGGAGTTCAGTCAGTCGGCCAAGGCTGCGAGGACAGCCGCTGGAAAGGCAAAGCCAAAGGAAGCGGAGGAAGAGGTAGCACCTCCAACCCTAAAAGAATGGGATCAGTTGGCAGCGGAACAAGGCGCTGAGTGGACAAAGGCCAACTTCGGCAACCGTCCCATCGAAGTTCCTCCTGGGGTATGAATGGGCGCGGTACTAAAGCCTGAGACACCGCAGGAGATTCTTGCTCGCCTGCGTGAGAAGGCCAATCCACAACTGGCGCTTGCGCGGTTGCGTAGCACCGAGACGATCACTGCAGGCGGTGACGAGCCGGTAGAAGGCCGCGACATCACGGTTGGTGGAGTTGAGCCAGTCGAGGACCGTCGTCAACCTGCACTCGGGATCCCTACCGCAGTACACCAGGGGACGCTGGCACCACCGAAGGTAACACCGATTGAAGAGGCTGGACCCGTACGTCGTGGCGCAGCAAGCGGAGCCGCGTTCATCGAGCAGGCTGCTGGCGCGTTCGCATCTGGCTTTGGTCGAGAAACACGTCGTGGCACCGAGAGGGCGCGAGAGGCGCTGCCTGGGTCCGCTATACAACCACGGGATACAGGTGGTCCCGGCAAGGTCTCCGAGTTCCTTGAGCGTAAAGGAACCGAGATGGTAGAGCAGGGCCGTGCGCGGGAGGAAGTGATTCCCGGCCCGAAGTCGTTATCTGAGATAGTACAGAACCCTAATCTCGGTGATGCGCTTGACTGGGCAGCGTTCAGTGTGTCGTCCGGTGTCGTGTCGAGCATCCCGAGTCTTGTTGGTGGAGCCACAGGCTTCGCAGCCGCTGGCCCTGCTGGCGCTTGGCTGGGTGCTGCCGCTCCTGGCTATATCCTGAATCAGCATGAAGTGCGACGTGCGTTGCTGGACGAGGGCGTTAGCGAGGACGATGCGGAGCAACTGTCTGCGTTCGCGGCTGTTCCGATGGCGGCACTCGATGCGCTGCTTCCGTCCCGGCTTGGCTCGAAACTCGCTGGACCGATACGCGACAGAGCGATGAAGGCGATAGTAAAAGCCGTCATGGCAGAAGCCGCCCGTGGTGCGCCGATGGAAGGTATCACCGAGACGCTACAGAGTTTCATTGAGCAGGGGACCACGGCGGCAGTTACCGGGAAACCAATCGATGTTGCGCAGGCTCTCGAAGAAGGGCTCGCTGGACTCCTGACAGGTGGCGTCCTGAGTGGTGTCACTGCGGCGGCTGGTGGAACCGCCACTGAGGTGCCAGGGTCAACCGTAGAGGATGTCTCAGGCACTCCCGCCCCAGGGGACGAAGCACGTAGACGGCTCGCGGCCATACGTGACGAAGAGATGCAGAAGCCCACCTTCGAGCGCAGGGGCGTTCCTAAGCCGCCAGAACTGACCATCGAGCAACGTGCCGAGGCGCTCCCGAAGCGTGCGCCAGTCGAGGTAACCCCAGAGGAGGCGCTTGCGAATATTAGGCGTGCTCGGGAAGAGGAAGCTGAAGTTGGTGTAGGGCAGGTTGGCAATGACGCATACTCTGAACCTTTTGATGTGCGTGGTGGCGTTGATCCTTGGAATGAAACGAACGAGAATCAACTAGAATCTGTACGGAAAATGAGTTCAACTGACCTACTGTCTAAACCGATCATTGTTGTTGAAGACATTGGCAACGGTTCGATAATGCTGGACGGTCATCACCGATTGGCGATAGCCAAAGAGAGGGAACTGGGTGAGATACCAGCATGGGTGGTGCCAAGTGAGGTTTTCGAGAGGATCGTCGCCGACGAGTTCGATGGAGACCTACCTCCGCGTTCGCGTGACATTCTGGAATACATCAACTTCGACGGTCGTAGTATCGATGAGGTCGCACCAGACACGCCACAGGATAATTTAGCAAGGCAGCAGGGCACCCAACTCCGCCACACCGCAGCGGTCCCCAGCCCGTTCGAGCGTCCGACTAAGGTTCAGAGATACGAAGAGGCTGGAGTACCAATCGGTGATACGTCGAAACCACAGGGACTCTACACAAACCCCGTTGGGATGGAATCGCCCCACGAAGACCTCGGAGGCGAGCGGCACGAGTTAGACGTAAGTCCCGAGGCCAATGTACTGGAAGTGGACGCGACTGACCTCGTAAGGACTAACCGTGGCACAGTGGGGCAATCGGCGGGGATAGCGGCACTCCGGAACTTGCTAGGCAACGAAGAGACGTCTGCGTTGCTCGGTATGCATAGGGAAACATTGCAACTCGAACTTGAACGCCGCTGGCCCGATGTTGAGTGGGGCAAGTACTACGATGAGCAGGAGATGCTTGAGGGTCACGCTGGCTTGTTGGCGAGGGAAAAAGGCTACGACGCTATTTGGGCACCGGATCGCACGGCCCCTGAACACAACGAGTATGTGGGTCTAACTCCGGAGGCATTCGCTCCCGCCACCGAACTCCGTCACACAGTAGGAGTCCCCAGCCCGTTCAAGGGCAAGAAGAAACAGCGCGTCACCCCGCCACGTCCCGGCCAGCCAGCGGCTGAGAGCAAGCCTGCTACCCGTAGGCGGCTGACTCTTGCGCGGGATATGATCGAGGAACTCGCGATCCAGATCGAGCCAGGCAATCGGGTTCAACTCGGTGACGAGTTCAAGGCTGAGATCGGCAAGATAATGAAAGCCACTCAGTTGCCAGCGCGGTTGAAGGGGATCTTCGACGTGTCTGGTAAAATGACAACACACAAGCGAGCCAAGGATCTCATTGAGAAAACGCTCAATAAGGTGGAGGACGAACTCCATCGCACAGCGGTTGACAATCTGCAAAAGGCATACACCAAGGCGCTGACGGTCGGGTTGCGTCCTCCGTTCCTCGCTGACGTGAAGGTGGCCGTAGAGGATATCGGGTTTGCGGAGATGAACCAGAAGACGCGAGCGGCGATGTTCGCGACGGCTAGGTACCTGGCGCAGAATCCCGATAACCCAATCCCGAAGTCAGTGCTTCGCAACATCAGGAAGCTAGACAAAGCGAAGCTCAAGGAAATGTCGGCAGACGATATCTTCGTAGTCCTCGACGCGGTAGAGACGGCAATTCATATGAGCCGCATCGAGAATAGAGTGCTGGCAGAGGAGCGTAAGGAGACGCTGGATCAGTTGCGTGCCAAGGTCTCTGCGGATGCCGAACGTCTGCCGGAACTGAAGCGCAAGGGTGGCACCCGCTCGCTGATAGACCGGATCATGAAACGGGATCTTGAGGGTATGCCCGTTCGCGGAGCAGTAGGGATATACCTAAAAGAGTGGGCCTCTCGGCCAGAGATTTTAATGGAGCACCTGGGTGAGACGCTGCGACATCTCGGCTGGGAACAGGTCACCGTACAGGGACAAAACAAAGAACTGCAATTCGTTAACGACCAGAAGGCCGCGCTGTTCGAGGCGTACAGGAAAGAGGGGTTGACGCTAGGGCCGAGGGTGAAGCCGTATCAGGGCGGGAAGCAAGGCATTCTCGAATACCGAAAGCAGTCGAAGAAGTTCGAGAAGTGGCGCAAGAAGTCGTTCAGAATCCCCGCTCGCAAACGGGGCAAGAAGGGACAGTTTGCCGCCATTAGGCGACTAGTGCAGATCAGTCGTGGTGAGGCGATGTCCTTTCTCGGCGCGATCAGAGATCCGTACATACTTGAGTTGTTCTATCGCGAGGGTATTACGCTGGACAGGTCCGGCCAATCTTTCCTAGTTGACGACCAGTTCGTAGCCGATGTCAAGAACGCGATGGGCGCAAAGGAAAAGAACCTCGTAGACTACGTCGTCGGTGAGTTCAACGGCCCGCTGCCGGGGTTTATGAATCCGGCATGGGTGAAGGTGTACGGGAAAGAGGTCGCCACCCGAGACAATTACTGGCCCGCGTCAATTGACAGGACTCGCGCTCAGACATCCAAAGACCCCATTGAGCAGATGGCGCTGGAGAAACAATCGAGCTTGGAAGGATGGGGCCATCTGAAGGGGCGCACGGGTGCTGCCGCGCCGATGCGGATTGGAGACATACTCGATACGTACCTGAATCACCTTTCGTGGGCTGCGCGAATTGGTGCGTATCTCGCACCAGCTAGGGACTTCCTTTCCGTCATGGGCGATCCAGATGTAAAAGAATCGATTCTGTCGCGGGTGGGTAAGTTCGGCTACAACCGTATCGTAGACTCGGTCAAGAAGCAGACGACGCCACCAATAGAGACCAGTGCGCCGGGGCGAGTGCTGCGGAAGTTCTTGCGATCGTTTGGTGGCTCGGTGTTGGGTCTCAGGATAATGACGCTATTCGTCAATCCATCGGGGCTGTCAATCTCCGCGTCGTACCAAAAGAACGGGGGAGTGCATCTACTCAAGTCCCTCAAAGAGCCGTTCACGCCCAAGACTGCAAACCGCATCATCCGACTGGCTCAGAAACACTCTCCGTACTGGACTGCGCGGTATAGCAACTTCATCTTCGAGACCACGTCGGGCCTGGTGTTGGAACGAAGTAGGTCGTATGGCCCTCCCGGTGTGACGGAGTTGGGATTAGAGCCGCTACAGCGGTCTGATATGTTCGGTGCGATCATCCGGTGGAAGATGGCCGAACTCCATATCAACGAGACGACCAAACTCAAGCAAGGCACCCAGGAGTACTACCACGAAGTTGCGCTTGAGTGGGAGCGGTTGATGTATCGCGGTGAGAACACTGGGCACGGTGGCGACATGACAGGCGCGATTGCGTTCGGTAAAGATCACGTTTGGTTCGCGCCGTTTGTGACGTTCACGTCTTCGGTGTCGAAGATATTCACCGCAGGCGTTCGGGGTCAGTTGCAGGTTGCGCGTGGACAGATGGAGTCTGCGCGTGGAGATAAGAAGGCAGCGAGCGCCTCACGGAAGGCAGCGGCTACATCCCTGGCTGCGGTACTGGTGGCTCAGTTCTACGTCTCTGTCGCCCGCGAGACGAGAAGGTCGTTGTTGGGTGACGACGACGACGAGCCAATGGTCACGCGGGTGCCCAAACGAATGGTGAAGGACTATCTCGGCTTCATCCCGATATTCGGGAAGCTGCTCGGCCCACTATGGAACAAGGCTATGGGTGGAAGTGGTTACGTCTACCCAATGAGTGCAGCCGAGGGAGAGTTGCTAAACTGGGGGCAAACTGCGGTCGAGCTTATCGATGGCACCCAGAAGCTAATAGAGGGTGAGTTGGATTCGAGCGGTGAGAACGCCGGATGGAAGAAGCTAGAGAAGGGCTTCGAGGGTACGTTCGAGGCAATCGCTCATATGCGTGGCATCCCATACGGGTGGCAGGACATCCCTCGCATAGTCAAACGCCTCTTCCCCAATGACCCCGACTTCGAGGCATTGATGCGGGACGAGGGCAAGTCGGTTCCGATCACGCAGGAGAACCTGCGCATACTTAGGGCGATTGCGGAGGACAACGACGAGGAGTTCCGCAAGTACGTCGAGAGGCTGTCAGCGAAACGCGAGCGCCCCACCGAGTCCGATGTGGTGGCTATCGTCAACCGAGAATTTGGTAAGTTTACGAAGTATGAGCCGGGGGAAGACGCACGCAAGGCGAAGGAAGCTGAACTCGCCGCGATACCCCTGACGCCTCGTAAACGGTTCCAGGGGTTGCGATGGAGGCTTGGCCTGGACGGATTGTCTCAGGACCGGGAGCAGAGATCTGAGTTCCTTGAGTACGTGGACCTAAAGCTAGCCGAACGTGCTGAGTTGCGTGAGGCCGCTGAAGACATGGTGATGCGCAACAGAGACATCATCAGGTCAACACCGAGGAAACGATGATGTCAGTGCTACAGACGGCGGCAGCGGCAGCCGAGACGGTCGTTAGGTATCACGCAATCGAGGGCGCTTCTGCCGTTACGCTACTGACTGCGGCGTTGCATATGGTGCGGCGTTTCCACAAGGGCGAGGTGGTAATGACCGAGAAATTCGGCGAGGTGCGCGGTGACGTGAAAACATTGACTGAGACGGTTGATAATCATATCGAACACTCGCCGACCCTCGCGTATTGTGCCCAGCAGACGGCGCTACTTGAGAGGGTTGTGCAGGCTGGTGGTGAAAAGATCAGAGATGAGACTCTGGCTATCAGCCTTTCCCGTGATGGGGAAGTCATAGAACTAGAAAAACGGATACGTGTCGCTGAAGACTGGCAGTTGCGGCACAACGAAACGGAGTCTAACGCATGACAGTGCTGACCCCTTGGTCTCGCAACGGGTCGTGATTTCTGTTACGTTTCTGGAATGCGCTTCTTGCGCTGCTCGCCATAGGATGTCAGGAAGACCCCGGTACACCGGAGGAAATACCTGTGGAAGTAACCCTTGAGCGGTGGGCCGACAGTCCGCACGGAATGTTCGGCACCTTGCGTGTCGGAGACTTGGAACTCACAACGGTCGAACGACCATGGGCCGACAACCAGCCAAGCGTCTCAGCTATCCCAGCGGGCAAGTACCGCCTAACCCTCGGACGCTACAACCGTGGTGGATATCCCGCCTACGAACTCCATGGCGTACCCGGCCGCAGTTTGATTAAGATTCACGTGGCGAACACGATGGATCAACTGCTTGGCTGTATCGGCGTCGGCGATAGTCTCGGGATGTTCAGCCCGAAAGACGGGATGCAAGTGCGCTGGGCTGTGACCGACAGCAAGAAGGCGCTCGATCGGTTCATGGAGAAGATGAACGGGGCGGCTGAAAGCACAATCACGATATTCAACAAGGACTCGCTGAGTTCGTGAAATAAAGTGTTCTATCCGTGGCTACGTAAGTGGTTGTGTGCTCTGATGTTACACTATAGAGCGTACGTGATTCCGTTCAATTATAAGCGGGATTATAAGGGGATGACTCACATTGTTAGTGTGCCTATTTCTTGACCTGACGGTAGGTAGAAAAATAGGCACAGGAGGTCCAATGAAAACGCACAGATGGCTGAGTGTCACGTTGGTGCTGGTGGCCGGACTCACGCAAGTGCAATGCAGTCCGACGCCGGTATACGCATCGAGCGTGAGCGTCAAGGTGGTCCAGTCGTATGACTCTCTGGGGTTCGTTGTGGACTGGCAAGCGCCCGTGGTGGGCAACTCGAGGCAGTATCCTACGGCTGGCTACAATGTCAGGGTGATCGAAGTTCTTGGTGACACACTGGCGGCTACGTACACGACAGCGACGGTGGATACGCTGTGGGCGCAGATGCCTCCGCTGGGCGAGACGCTTGATTACTATGCCGCTGTGCAGACAGTCGATACACAGGGTCAGGAGTCCGAGACGTGGGCGCTGTCGGATACGGAAACGTGGATCACAACTTCACTAGCTCCAAATCCTCCAAGCGGCGTGAACGTGGACACAGTCGTTGGCTCCCTGATTATCGACTCGGTTGTAACAATTACGCATGCTGATGCGAGGACAAAATCTGACTTGAGAGATTATATACTCGGGTTCGACTCACTACCTGATTGGGCACCAGTAGATTTCATGTCGGACACGTTGGGATATTGGTTCGATGCATTTAGCGACACGCTCCGGTTCGGCTTTGTTCTGTACAGTGGAGTCGCGCCGGTTGAGTGTTGCTGCCAGATGATCACAGATCCGATAGGGACTCACCCGTGTGACGCCATTGCTCTGGTTAGCGTACAGGGGCAGGTGCCGGGGAGTGACCGCATCGAGTATCGACGTGCGGCCGACTTCACAGCGAACGTTGATCCCTCGGTGAGCTTCGGAGCCAATATGCCAGCCAAAGGTGTCATGCTGTTGCCGGAATACCAGCTACAGAACCGGCGCACCTACGCCTTTCTGCACCGCTCCGACCACCTACTGCCATTACTCGGTGGTTGAAATGGCATCGCGTAAGAGTATGCTATCCAACGACGAGATTCGTGCGCGCCGCGCTGCTGGCGAAACGTATGTGGCTATCGCTAAGGTGGCCGGTCTCGGGAAGCAGCGAGTGCGTAACATTTGTAGCAAGACAGAGGACAAGCCGCAGCGTGGTCCGGTCGTCGCGTGTGTGAGGCGAAGCCCAAATACCTTCTAACCAGTAAAAGGAGAAAATCTGATGCTGGGTCTAATCGCAAAGGTAGGGGGAATGGTCCTGAAACAAACAGGGATCATTGGTAAGGGCAAACTGACGGCCGTAGGTGCCGTTGCTACGGTAGCGGGTTTGACGGCTTCAGGGGCCACAGGAGGCGATCCGTTCGCCAGTGCCAAGATATTAATCGACCTGACGCAGCAGGCATGGCCCCACATCCTGATCGTTGGTGGTGGGATCACGACAATAGCAGGCTTCTTCAGAAAGGCTGGCGCGCGCGCGGTTCAAGGGGAGTAGATCGCTTGCCCTTCGGGGCAAGCTTCCCCATATTACATATGGCGTTCGGACATCGTTCGCCACTTCCGACGAGACCTCGGGGGATACTCAACGAGATGTCCAGATTGATGCGAAAAATCAAATCCAAGCTCTACTTGCCAGTAACTTGGTCTGTCATCACCACAATCTGTAGCCGTAGACGGCTCACCCACTTGCTTGGGTGTGAATCGTCGTGCGTTAGACAGGGACCGGACTTGACCATTTCGGTAGAATCTCACACGCGATAAGCCTGCTAGGTCTCAGAAGATTCGCGCTTGCTCTATTATGACAGGGTAAAGGCTGGTCACGCCCCAAAAAACAACCCCGCCTATAGTAGCGCGGGGCTTTGCCTTCGCTGTGGAGACCCGACAAGCGGGGAGCCTGCCGCACGGCGGGGCGTATGCTACAATGTAACTACTTCATAGGTTCAATACCCCCTGGCTTAGTCGTTCAGCGGCGATCTCGCAATACTTCTCCTCGATCTCAATGCCGATTGCCTTGCGGCCTAGGTTCTTGGCAGCTACCAATGTGGTGCCTGATCCCATGAAGGGATCGAGGATGGTGCCGAAACCCTTTGCTTTACAGATACACCACTCCATTAGTCGAACTGGCTTTTGCGTTGGGTGGAAGTGTTGTCCGTGTTCATCGCCACGCACTAAACCCATCCACCGATTGCGGAACATCCGCACAGCGCCGGTTATGTTAGTCCAGGCCAACTCAGCCTCCCCTAGTGGCCAACCCTCCATGTCTTCCAATCCTTTCCGTTTGTCCCACACGATCCAGCCGTTAGACGGCGGAAGTTTGGCGGCATAATTATTGGCACCGAACAACACCAACTGGGGAAAGTGCAACAGGAAAGACGGATCAAAGGGTTCGTCGTCGCCGTGGACTGGCACCCTTTCACCGACTGATGTACGCGGGCCCGTCACGGTACCACCTGAGAAGCGTGAGTTATCCACTGCAGCACTAATGCCATATGGGGGGTCGGTCAGTACCAAGTCGATATTGGAAAGCGTCGGCACGATTTCCCGTGCGTCCCCGTGGTATATCTTGATCTCGTCTTCATTGTAGTAGGGCTTCACGCTTTCATCTCCAAGTAGAGTTGATACAAACGTCGGGCCTCGGATTGCATTTGTTCTACAGTGACGCCGTACCTCGCGGTGATTGCCGACACGCCATTCTGGTGGATTCTGGCATGGCAACGGTGTTCTAACACAATGATGTTCTCGATGTCACCAAAGCGCCGTTTACCGCGCAGATGGTGGCCGACCAGTGAGTGATCCGTAATCCCGCAGAAGAAGCAACTGACCTCCTGCATGTCGCACAGGTGGCGTATATGTTCGACGTACTCCTCGTCGTGCCGGTCCAGTTTCGGGCAGGGGATCACGGCGTGGTCTCGTCGGGCGGTGATAGTGCGGCAAGCATCGCGTCCACGGCTGCTTCCTCGAATGTGGGGGCGAAGGCTTTGAAGAGATCGGCACCATTCCACAAATTAACAACTTCGTCATCGTCTTTATTTCGTGGGGCTATCCACAACACCCGCCACCCACCCTCCCGCATCTTCTCTAGCGCTTCGTGGCAGGCGTTCTTGTCGTGGAGGTAGTCGGGAGGAGCATTGGCGGCAAACGGGGCTGATTCGGGCACTTCCCATGTGCCGTCCTCACGCTGGCTACATTGATCCCTCCAACGCCACTTATTGTCGTCGTCGATCATCACCTGAAAGGGTTTAGAATCTTCAATTGTAAGTGCTCTCCATGGCCTAGGTCGTATCTCCCACCCCATCACCCCCTCGGCTATCTGTCTATTGCGTGGGTCGGTCATGGGCTGGGCTCCTCTTCGTAGGTGTCAGCGAAGATGTCCTCACGGCACGGGTAGCATTCACCCCGAACACCCTTGATGATCCAGTCGCCAACGGCCGCCACCAGTGGGCCTTCTAGGGTGAATATCTTAAGCCCGCGAAGCTCGACATGTTTTTCATAGTCGGCCCATTCACGCCATCGCTCGCCTAAATGCCGTGTCAGTGATTCATGCGGACCTGTGAAGTTGATTATCTCTTGGAGGTTGTCACCATTCCACTGGAGAGCCTCAACAAGTGACTTCTTTCTAAATTTCCTCATCTCACTCCCCCTCTCTGGGTAGTGCTAAGAGGGCTGCGCGGAGTTTTCGGTATTGAGTCTTGTCACGTACACTCAGACTTACGATCTTACCCGTACGCCCTTCCGCGTCACGCTTACACGTAGCCATATCCTCGTTACTGATCTCCCCCACCATTGCCTCGTAGACGGCGAGGGCAATAATGGCGATGCAGTCAGGACAACTCCGGGATTCAGATTTTAGCCGCGAGGTGTACAGACTGTCACCAAGACCAAAACTATCCTTGACTGATCCTTGGATTTTAGAGGCACAACTGGCGCAATGGGGAGCTTCACGGGCAGCCCGCGCCCCTGCCTCTGTCATTTTATTCGGCATCGTCTGCGATCCTTTCTAGCCTGTCGGCGTAGACTAGCATCTCCCGCGCACAACTACATTGTCCGTCTCGGGTCTCCCCGCGACTATCGGCATCAAAGCCAAGCGCGTGTGCGTGTGCGGCCATCACCCTCGCCTGCAACTCCGCGATCTTGGCTAGTGTCTGAGTGTTATTCGGCATTATTCACCTCATCAAATGCGGCGAGGATTGCGTCTAGTACAGGGCGTGTGCGTTCACTATCACGGCAACCATTTCTGGCCTTGTTCACGATTCCCCGGTAAGCCTCTTCCACCCTACGTAGTCGCTGGAGTTCGGCGTTCGCCATGTCCAATGCGAGAGCTTTCACTTCCGCTGATTCACGCCACGCCTTCGCCCACTTGTCGCGTTTATCGCCCCGCGTCTTTTCTGTTTGCCCCCACTTAAAATCAAGCGAACCCTCATATCGGTAGAAGTCCCGGAGTTTCTGGGCCTCCGTAAGCTCGGCGTCCTTCTCGACTAACTCAACATCCCGCGCAATATTACAGGCTTTCGCCTCCGCAAGATCCCGCTCGAGGGTGGCGATACGGTCAACGTGGTCGTCGTAGTTCGCCGCCTTCATCTCGTCAATCTCGCTCTGGTCAAGCGTCATGTCACTTCCTCCACGGTCAGGGCGGTACGGGCTCGACTGCGGATATCTGCCCGCTTCAGTGCCTTGCATACCTCCTGCGCCTCTTCCATTCCGCCAAGTACGTACCTGACGCCGCAGGCCGTGCAGTGAGCCTCGAACGCGGCCTGGTCGGCACTCTGTAGCTTCACGTAGAACGGACGCCTTATGCACCATTCCACGTTATCAAGCGGCCAGTCGTCGTCGCGCTTCTTGACCTCGAACCAGATGTGGGTCTTCCAACGCGGGAAGAATATCAAAAGGTCTGCGATCCCCTTGGTCTGCCGCGTGGTCCCGTGCCGCTTGCCGCCAGGTCTGTACCCTTGGCTCATGTTGTAGACCTCGCCGCCGTACAACTTCATCACGATAACCACGCGCTTCTGAGCGTCGTCTTCTCTCATGGTATCCTCGGTGGGAGCCATGCGTGTCCACATATCACGCCGAGAATGAAGCCGCCTAGTGCCCAAGTAAAGCATGTCCAGAACATCACCCCTCCGTCATCTCGAGTTCTTCGCGACGTGCTTCCGCGTCTTCAATGCTCTGATCTTCCTGCGGGTCTGTCGCCTGCGTAGGCTCCGTATCTTCCTCGTTTTCCGGCGTTCGCTCGGGCTCTCCATTTGGGTACCCCTGGATAGGCTTGAAGGTGGACGCTGGCTGCGCCGGTAGCTGCTCGACTTCGAGCGGCTTGACGTAGGAGGCCATCGGCGGGAGTTGGTTATTGTCTTCACGCATTATAAAGTCGCCTCTGCTGATAGGTACCGTGCTATTGCATTGGCACGATAGATGGTCGCGTCAATGTGTTCGATCTTTGATTCCAACACGGCAAGATCGGCGCGGCCTTGGGTTGCCATTGTGATGAACTCCACGTACCGCGCATCAGCGTGCGCCTCTTCATCGAGGCACGCTTCTGTCTTTTTCACGCCAGCGGCTACAGATTGGGCACGAATCTGCATCTTGATTTGTGATAGCGTAGACTTACGCATGGGGTCAAAGGTGCCAAACGATCCGTACTGTGCCCGCAAATCTGCTACCTGCTCGACAAACTCTTGTCGCCTAGCCAACAGTTCGTGTATGGGCTCGATGCCCATACGACTCTCGATGCCAGCCATCTTCTCCGCGTATACAACGTCAGGTGTTTGTGGCATCAGAACGGGAGGTCGTCGTCGTCGAGGGCTTCAGCTTCCTGGTATTCGTCTGGGTCGGGAGCTTGACTGTGCCGTGATCGGAACTCCGCCAATTGTTGAGCGTATTCCTTTTTGCGTTCAGCGAAGAAGTCAGGACGTTCGTATTCGTCGAGTATCTTCGGGTCAGGTGGCTCCATGCCATCGGGCAACGGAGAGATAGAACGTATCTTGGCGAACAATCTGTTCCGTCGAGTCGTGATATGCTCGATGGATGCCAACCCGTTCTGGCCTTGCAGCTTGTGCAATGGGACTCCGGCCTCTGCCTGTTCTGCCGGATACGATCGCCCACGCCACGACTCAAGGAACTGTCGCATGTTGGCTTTCTCGTACATACTGAGCGTCATCTCGACCGTTACTATCACGAGGCTGTTGTCGTCATGGCGTTCACCAGAGGCAAACACCAACGCTGCTTTTCCAACCTCCTTGGGTTCGGACCCAGGGAACTCGTCAATCTTCAATCCAAGGTTCACAACATCTACGCATAGAAGGGAGTGTTGTCCTTCCGAATGAGGATCAAACCCTCCACCAGCGTCCTTTGCTGTTGCTTCGTCGGGTTTCTGTGTCATTGTCCGTTTGCCTTTCTCGCCTTGACGGCTTTGTAGTAGGGTATGCGATTGCCTTCCCATGGTTCTTTGTACGTGATATCTATCTTGTAATTAGCCCACTGCCCAGTCTCGACCATCGAGTCTCCGTCGAGGATCGCGTCGGCCTCTGTCTGCCTCCACTCCGGCTGGTTCATTTGCACATCGCCGCTAGGAAAAGACAGGCGTAGACGCGATGTTCAATGGCCGTACGAAATATTGTGCAGCCCCACCATGCGTCGGAACATGTGTGCGATTTGTAAGGTCGGAATCGCAACAGGTCTTCGCGCATAAACTCATACTGACTATCTCCGATATGTCCCACCGTACGCCTTTCCTCTAACGCATGGCAGATAAAGTTTGGTTTCGTCTCCATCTTCTCGGCCAGCCACAGCCACGCTTCCTTCTCGGTCATCTTTTTCATTCGGAATCCTCCTTGGGGAGTGAGACGTTGTAGGTCCTTGCGTACTTTTCAACGCAACGGACAGCCATTAACGCCACCTGACGACCCCCTGCGTAGTGCGCGTTACCACGATCCTGATTCCACAGGTCGCCCATCTGTTTACCCATGCGTCTACGGTCTAATACAATTTCCTTGATGCACCCCTCGAGCCTCGCCACGCGGTCCTCTGCGTCCTCTAGTCGCTCCTCTACCGTTGGCTCTTGCGCCTCGGCGTGCTCGGCCTCGTCGCGGGCTACGGCGGAGTTGCTGTTGTCGGGGTAGTCGGGTGTTTGCATTGTGAGTTCCTCTGCGTTCGACTTGTTGAAAGATCCAATATGCGACCTGGGGAACTACTGCCATTCCACACTCTCTAATTCTGTCCATCCCGTAGGGAATCCCATCATCCACTCCCAGAGCAGCGGATGGGGGTGACCACCGGTGCGTCCGACCAGCTTTTGTAGGTTCCGGCAGCTTCGCCACTTCGCCATAGAGGGAGCCAATTGGTTCGCTTTTGCCGTTGGTCGCGGTAACAAAGATGCGCGATCCGTGGTGGGGTGCCCCAAAGTGAGAGGCTGGCAGGCGTAGTGGCACGCTGGCATACCCGAGTTCTGCAAGGGACTGCCGCACGACGGGCACCCACCGCTTCCAGGCCGCTCCGTCAACATTCTCAACCACGACCCAGTCTGGTACGAGTCGCCCGATGATGCGGTGCATCTGGAACCAGAGCCCAGATCTGTCTCCCTTGAGTCCATCGTTTCGTCCTCTCGCCACATCGCTCAGATCCTGGCAGGGGAATCCGCCACAGATCAAATCGACACAGTCGCTGTCATTTGGGTGCCATTCGGTGATGTCGCCGACACTGCGGCTTTCAGGGAAATGCTGCGCGAAGACGGCCAGCGCGTGTTCCGCGACATCGGAGTGCCACGTTGTCTCCCAGCCCATCCAACGGGCTGCGAGATCGAAGCCTCCTATTCCCGAGAACAGCGAGCCAATCTTCATTTGGAGCGCGGGCAGTCTTTGTTGTCATCTTGGTGTGTCAGGTATCCGCTATTGCCGCAGTAGCAGGGAGTGTAGTCTTTGGTGTCCATCTCACATCTCCGGTTGATTGGCTGGGAGTAGTATACACCCTTCCTACACCGTTCCGCAAGCCCCTACTTTAACCTTAACACTTGCGTTTGATTGCACGGCGGTGTATTATGTACCCATGACTACCACAGAAATGACAGTAAATGAGGCGGCTGCACGGCTGCGAGTAACACCGGACACCATCTACAGAAGGATCGAGAGCGGCGACATTCTAGCCGTCAAGGTCTTCAGTGTATGGCGTATACCAATCACTGAAATTGAACGGCTCCTGGCTCCCAGTATGAGCGCAGAAGTCTCAGAAGACGAAGCGAGGGCGGATGGGGCGTCGGTCTGATGCCTCCCGTAAAGCCAGACATACACGGCGACGAACTCGATATACTGATTAGGTACCTGTGGTCCAGGGTTGCGGCAGCAGAGAGATTGTCAGACGAGGCACTGGTCAGAGTCGCACTTCCACAATCCACAGCTAAGAGGTTGTGCGAGACGTTGCAGTGGTTATGGGATGAAACGTCCTAGCCAGTGGGGAAGAAACGTGAACCAGAGCGCAAGGGATTCTATACCCTGTCACGGAAGCTCCATGACTGGCCGGTGGGTAAGGGGTTCAGCGTTCGACCGCGTGATGCTATGGCTGATTTAGTCGCCTGGGCGGCATTCGCGGACGGCCAAACGCTCAATGGGGCCAGGCTTAATCGTGGCGAGGTCAACGTATCAGAGCGGTTTTGTGCGATGGCCTGGGGATGGTCTCGGAATCGAGTGCGTAGGTTCATTCAGACACTCGTCGAACGTGGCACTTTGGCGGTAAAAAACGGGACCAGCAACGGGACCAGCAACGGGACCAGCAACGGGACCACCTATGTCCTTGTAAAATATGACACTTGGCAGTCTAGCGGGACCACCCACGGGACCACCAACGGGACCACCAACGGGACCAAAGAGGAAGTAAGAAGTAAGAAGGAACAATTAACTACTGTGTTTGATGAACGGTTCTGGCCAGCATATCCACGGCGTTCAGGTGGTGAGGGTAAGGACGAAGCGCGGAAAGCGTTTGTGTCGCGGGTAACGAACGACAAGATCCCAGTTGATCTGTTGGTATCGAAGGCCGGTGAATATCAGAAGTACTGCGAGTTTAAGGGTAAGATCAATTCCGAGTGGGTGAAGTTGGCTTCCTCATGGTTGCGGAGAAGCAAGGGATGGGAAGAGGATTGGTTTACTCCAAGACAACGGGCAACCGAACAACTCCCAATACTGAGCGGCAAATGAGTGAATACGGGAAACATCTCCTAAGCGTCGGACACGACACCCTGAAGCAGATATGGGACGCGAACGACCAGCCAGTGAGCGCGGTGCCAACACATCTACCGGCATGGAACCAATACTGTCGGGATGAGGGCGGGGCGATAGGCTTGGCCCACGGCTGGCATGTGATCGTCGCCGGTAAGACGGGCAGCGGCAAATCCCTGTTCGCGCTCAACATGGCTGTCCATGCGATGGGTGCGAACCACAAGGCGGGGATCGTGAGCTTGGAGATGTCACATAGGCAACTGATCACTAGGGGGCTGGCAATCGCTACACGGACGCCGGTCCAAGACCTCGAGCCTGGGGTCCATTACGATGATAAGCAGTTCGAGCGGGCAGCGCAGGAGTGGGTCAACCGGCTAGAGAATATGCTGTTCGTCAACCGGGAGCCGATCACAACACTGGATGAAATCGAGACGGCCATCACGTCCGCGTTCGTCACGGAGAACATCCGGTTCTTCATCATCGACTACATGCAACTCGCGTGGACATCGAAGGCCGATAACTTGAACGCTCAAATCACAGAGGTGAGCCACCGGATACGCGGGCTCGCACAGAAACTCGAGGTCGTGACCGTTGGTCTGTCGCAGTACAACCGGGACACCAGCAAGTCCAAGGATCGGCCCGAAGCAACTGGCCTGATGGGCGGATCGAGCCTCGAGAACGACGCGGACCAAGTGATTCTACTCGACCACACCAGCTACCAAACTGAGCCGCTGGGGCACGCAACGCAGGAGATATTGCTTGCGAAGAACCGCCACGGCTCGACCGGACGCATTCCGGTACGCTGGGACTACAACACGTTGACCGTGACGGAGAACATATGAACACCGACCGAATCCAGACGCTCAACGACGCGGTTGGGAAGCTGGACAAATGACATTGACTCCAATGCAGAAGCGGTACCGCGACATTGACCGGAAGCTGACGCCTGCAATCGTCAACCTAATCCGTGCGTCAGTTGGTCATACGCCAGCATGGGCTAAAGGGATCGGCTGTAGCACCAGCACCATCGAACGGATACGCGCAGGCAAACGCGGGGCAACCCGTAAACCAATGGGCGGCGACAGACGCTCGGAAAACTTCAGGAGGGGTAATGGCAACCGCCAAAGAGATTAACGCAGTAAAGCCCGATGTTGACCTGAGATTGAGTCACGACGAGGCCGTTGTATTGTACCGCGTGGCTGGGGAAATCGTTGGCCCCGACAATGGTCCGAGAGGGAAAATGAACAACATCTATGCGGCGTTAGCATGGATTGTCTCAGACGCTGAAGCGGCGGCTAGCGTGAGGGTCGGAGAGGCACACGCGCGGTACAATCTCTGGATTGACACCCCGGATAAGCCATGAAAAAGCGAGCAGTGAGCCCCAACCCATCACCCCTGGCGAGGTTCTTCCCGCCGTTCGAGGCTGGTAATTCCACTGGATCGACTGCGCGGTTGATGGGTAGGCAGCCTGTGTCCAAAGAGCGCACGCAGAAGCGGGCGGCGCGGAAGTTCAGAGCATCGAACCAACGGAACCGATCGGGTTTCACAAAGCCAACGGCAGACCGCGAACGCAGGATCGAGATCAACCACTACGTAAGGTGCCAAGATTACCATCGGGCCGCTGCGCGGTAGGAGGTGGGAATGAAAGACGTTGAAGGTTCCATTGACGAACGAAGCTACTTAGCTGCCCTAGTGATACCGGTGACTATAGTTGCGGTAAGCGGAACCTTCGACGAGAAGGTGGCTGCAATGAAGATGGCTGCGGAGTCGGTATGGCTAAAGGCCGGTGACGCGATAGTGCTGACATATCCAAACCACGGTGAACTGTACGGGGCTGTAGTGGAGATAGTGAAGACGGGCTTCGACGAGGCGTGCGGCTGTATGCGGTACGGCGTGGAGGGTTTTGGGTGGGATGGCTGTAGGTACACGGGGACCGTACATCGACACCACTTTGAGCCGCTGGAGCGGTTCGCTGGATGGGGATATGAGCGTAATACCTGAAGCCACCGCAACCCTGCGCCGTCACATAGCATGGCGCAAAGCCGGGAAGCAACCAGACAAGTGCCCCAAACCGACAGCAAGCGACGTGATAGACGCGGAACTCGACCGGATAGGGATAACACAAAGGCCGGAAAGAGGCCAGCAGTGGGCCGTCCTCGCACACGAGGTGATCGACAACGTAAACGGGGAAGCGCCACAGCCACCACGAATGGTGCAGCCGATCGACTTCGACAAGGTACGAGAGCCTAAAACGGACGGACATCGAGCATCACGTAGGCCGGGACCAAAACCAAAGAAAACGCTGGCTGAAACACTCATGGAGGTATAACCCTGGAGGGGGAATGAAAGTACGACTGACAGCGACAAGTATCGAGTTCAACGACGAGGCATTGGAGGCCATCAACCTCAAGATCACGGGGGAAAGTGGCAAAGCAAGCCGGGAAACGGTGGACAAGTTCATCGAGATGGGCACGACTCAGTTTCTGGACGCCGCTCTCTGCGTGTTCTACATGGAGAGAGCGAGGAAGTTAGGGGAAGAGGCTGAACAGATGCTGTTGAAGGCGCAAGAGCGCGACGAGCCGACGCCAGAAACGGTTGACGCATCGGCAGAGGGCTCGTAGGTTGAACAAGGGATCGTGTTGCTCCAAGGTCGGCTCTTTCATACCAACCGGACGGCAATCTCGTTGCTCGCTGATACAGGGCGCACGGTCCCGCTGGTCCAATATGGACCCCAAAGAGAGGTGAATGATGGACATTCCATTCAGTGACAGCAAGGTGACGACTAGCTGCGGCATCGCGACAGCAATGAACGGCCCCCAAGAACAGCAGTGGATGCCCAAAGGCCACAACATCATGTGGGTAGACAACCAGCACGTCTCCCGCACAATGCTCTGGGCATATCCCACCAACTGGCTCCAACGTCTCGCATGGCGTCTACTCGGCGTGAAGTTCGAGAGGCGAGCATGAAACGACGCGACTGGCTGAAAACGACGGTGCTGGCTCCGATACTGGCGTTCCTTGGGGTGAAGGCGAAACCTGAGTTCGTGTCAGAGGCCACACTGCCGGAATGGGAGCCTGGTGTTGGCGTCAGGGATGAGGGGTGTGTGTTCATGGATAAAAACGGCGACATGTGGCACACGGGGCCGTTTGAATGGGAACGGCGTAACATGTCGAAGGATTATGCCATCTACACCAACGACGGACGGCTTCTGTGACCGTCCTCGACCTACTCCGCGTCTGCTTCTGGGGATGCATCGCTGGATGCGGACTGATCCTGATCGCCGGCACTCTGTGGGCTTGGAGGGAGTTGTTCGGTGAAAGCTGACTTGTGGCAACGGCTCGTTTATGTGCTAAAGGGGGGATCTGAAACTTGCTGTGAGTGCCAACGGCGAGACGAGGAGGAACTGTCAAAGAAAGCCGAGAGGAGACAACAGCAAGAATACGAACATAAGCAATGGGTGGAAAGGCACAAACGAGAGAATCCCTCGGCTGCGTGGTGGACCTGCGACCTAGAGTTACCGCACGGGGCGAAGACTATTCTTGACTGGCACCACCATGTTAGATGTGCCCACGCCTGCCTGCTTTGGCTTGCTGAGATTGATGAAGAGAGACTAGGCGAAGTGAGCCAGTTCGGCCCCAAGCGGGTCGCAGGATTGAAAGCGGCACTGCCAGACATTAGAATGGCGGCAGTGCAGTACGGCACATGCAAACAAAGCACCTGTCTGTGTACGAAACAGATCAAGGGGATTCATCAAAGAGCGTTCCTGACGGACTTGGTTCATGTCTAAGGGGAACGGTTACTTGGCGAGAAACCGAATGACTGCGGCAGGCATGGGGCTGTCGCCGGCCAGCCAGCGCCGAATCGTGCGCTCGTCTCGGATCAGTACGTCACGCGCAAAGCGCCGGGCGCTGAGGCCCGACGCCAAGATGATGCCTTTAAGTAGGGTGATCTGTTCGGTCTTAGTCATCGAGGGAAGAACCCCACTAGGCTCGCGGTTCTATCTTCGGCCAGCGTGTGGCATATCGCACGGCGCGAACCGATCCAGTCGCCAGTTGCGTTCTGCCAGTTCTCGTCAGCCGCCAGCAACTCAGCGAAGGGCGGGTATTGGTCGATTGCCGTCGCGATTAGTCTATCTTCAAAAGCAGGGGAAAGATCCCGACGGACAAGAATGCCGCTCATGCCGGAACATCCGTCAGGTAACTTGTTGCCGGTCGAGTGGTAGCCGTCGTCCATGCCGTCAAAGTAGCAAGCCTGATACTTATAGGCCACTGCATCGACCAACTTGCGGCTCGGGCCGTCTGTGTAGCTCACGTCGGCCCATCCATAGGCGGTACCACGATGACGCTTAACGCTGAACTTTACGGCGGGCCAGGTTTCTTTGAGTTCGCGGCGAAGATGTGGGAGAATGTCGCTTTTCCTGGGCATCATACACCTCCTGCCAGCACTGCGCCACATTCACAGCAACCAACGCATAGTGTGCCATCGGCAGCGATCCATGAATAAAGTCTTTTCGGTGGGTGCTTGCAGCCGGTCTCAGTGGTGCGGGCCATGTCTTTGCTCCTGTTTCGTCGGGCGGGATTGCCCAGGCGCTGAATACAAGCTAGGGCATATGCCCTCAGATGTCAAGGGGTGAGATTTTCGGAATTTGTTCGGAGGTGAGTATGAATGGAAATGGAAATGCGAAGAACGGCAACGGGAAGCTGAATCCCAAGCAAGAAGCCTTCGCTCGTGAGTTGGTGATCGACTTCAACGTCACAAAGGCCGCTATTCGGGCTGGATATGCCAAGACCGGCGCTCATGTCCAAGGACATCACCTCCTACAAAACCCTAAAGTAATCGCGAAATATCGTGAATTAGTCGAGGCTCGTAACAAACGCTGTGACTTCGACGCTGATCGCGCCATGCTCGAGGTGAAGCGGATTGCGCTATCGGACATCAGAGACGCAGTGGCGTGGCACCCTGATCGCGGTGTGGTGTTCATGGATTCAGATTCTCTGACCCCAGACATCGCGGCCTGCGTCAAAAAGGTGAAGTCGAAGACGGTGTACAAAAGCGTCAAGGACGACGACAACCTAATTGAGGTGCAGCTTGAGATCGAGTTCTACGACAAGGTCAAGGCGCTCGACCAGGCCCACAAGCTGATGGGTGCATACAACGAGACGATCTGGCTCGGCGACGAGAAGGACAAACCCCAGCCAGGGGTCATGCTTGGCGAACGCAAACCGCTGAAACTGCTGAAGGATGGGACAGATGGCTAAAAAATGGGAACACATGGTCAGTACTCACAACCACTACTCACACTTCAACGCCGGACATGAGCAAGAGAGCGACACAATGCGGGTGTGCGACTACGGCGATGAAGGCTGGGAGTTGGTGACTGTCGTCATCCTGCAAGACAACGGACTGTGTGCAGCCTTCTTCAAGCGTGAGGTGGAGACCGATGGCTGACATGCAAAGCAGGCTCCATCACTGCGACCCAGTTGACCGGGTCACGGGAATCGTGGACATCATGCTGACTGCAGACCCAGAGAAGATCGAGGCGGGCCTGGATTACACACTATCGCATCTACGTCGGGATCTACTTAGAGAGTGGCGTAGGGTGAAGGGTGGGGCTGATGCAGCTATGCAAGCGCGTGGCTGAGAAGGAGTGTTGGGGAATTGAAGACGCCACCATCGAGGACGTGAGGGCGTGGTTGAAGGAGTTCGGGTATGTACCGCCAGTCAAGTATGGATCGCTCAGTAATACAGAAACTAGCAGTGCGGGTCACCCCCCCCGCCTGGAGCTTCCCGAGGACCAGTGACCGCCACCATCAACCCTGAACTTGCCGCCGCAGTCGAAGAGTTCACCAACCCGTACTGCAGGGCCAACCAACTCCGAGATCCAAACCACGGTGGGCCGCACGCCTTCTGTCCGTACTCGCAGGAACAGTGGGATTTCACCGAGTCGTCAGCTACTGAGGTGTTCTTCGGAGGGGCGGCTGGACCCGGTAAGTCGGTTCTTTTGGTCAACGAGGGTCTCAGGCAAGTAGACAAAGAAGGGTACACCGCCGTCCTGTTCCGCCGTACATTCGATGAGCTTGCCCAGATCATCGAGATGAGCCACGCGACGTTCCCGGCACTGGGTGGCGTCTTCACTGGCGGCCCGCCTAGCTGGCGATTCTACGGCCGCGACCAGTCAGCCTCGCCAAACGTGATGCGCGGCAAGAGGCCAATCTCTCAATACGACTTCAAGTACTGCGCTCGCGACCAAGACAAGTATCGGTACCAGGGCAAGGCGTACAGCTACATCGCGTGGGATGAACTGACTCAGTACCCCAATATGAGCGTGTACGACTACCTATTCAGTCGGTGCCGGCCGTTCAAGCAGGATACGGGCATCTTCAGCTACGTGCGATCGGCATCGAATCCAGGCGGGCCGGGACATCCAGTCAGACAAGGCGAGGTTCTGACTCCGCGTGGATGGCAGGACATCTGGAGCCTTTGGATCGGCGATCCGATAATGACGATCACTGACAAGGGTGAGATAGTAGAGACGCACATCGAGCAGCGCCACGTACAGGAAAACGTCAGAAAACTTGTTCAGGTGAACGCTCGTGGTCTCTTTATGGAATGCTCGCCGGACCACAGTGTAGCTAAGGTCGGCGGTACCAAACAGAACCGTGACACCAATCACTCACTCATACCATTCAATGAATTGCCTGGGCAGGCTGTGATTCTCCGCTCCGGTTGGTGGGATGGGGAGCGGGTTGGCCGGTTCGACGTGCCGTACTGTCCGACACGGAAGCGCAAGGTGAAGCAGCCTAAGTCGCTGTGTGGCATGGACTACGCTGCTTTGGTTGGCTGGATGCTGGCTGAAGGCTGTACAATCGACCGTGACAAGGCGTTCTTGATAGCGCAGAGCAAGCCGCACGGACGACGCATCCTTCGCCGTCTACTGGCTTGCTGTGGATTCAAGGTGTCGTGGTCGGATACTCAGGCGACAGTGTACGCAGCCGACTGGTGGGCACACTTCAAGCGGTTGGGTAAGTCTCGCGAGAAGCACATACCATACAGGCTCAAACAAGCTGTGCCAATGGAGTTACACGCGCTACTGATGGCCTTGATGGAGGGCGACGGGCATTGGACGCGACGTGGACTGTCGGGCGAGTATTACACCATCAGCAAGCAGTTGGCTGACGATGTGTGCGAGGTGGCGTTCAAGCTCGGGTATGTGGTGCATCTGTCGAGCAGACAACGGAAGAACAGGCGTGGACTGTCGTACTGTGTGTCGTTCAAGAAGGTGAAGTCTGGCGGCACGGAGCTTCTGACCGGCCAGCACAAATACAACGTCAAGACGGAGACCAAACGACGCTCTGACATTCAGACGGTGCCAAACTCCGACCAAACCATCTGCCTGGGAGTGCCTGAGACTCACGCCATGATCATCCGGCAGCAGGGCTCTGTGTGGGTATCGGGCAATTCATGGGTCAAGGAACGGTTCATCGAAGGGCGGGTGCCAGGCCAGCAGTATGTGGAGATTGCCGAAGATCCGGTCAGCGGCAAACAACTCAAGTATACTCGGCAGTACATCCCAGCAACGCTCGACAGCAACGACATCCTGATGAACAACAGCAACTACGAGCTGATGCTGCTGATCGAGTCAGACCCAGAGATACGGAAGGCTTTGCGGCACGGCGACTGGGACATCATCGCCGGTATCATGTTCTCGGAACTCCGCGAGAACATCCACAAGGTAGAGGCCAGGCCGCCACTTAGCTGGACATCCAAAGAGGTCGCGGTCGATTATGGGTACGGCAACTTCACGCACGCGCTCTGGATCGAGACAACCACCGGGGTAGAGGACCGTCCGCGTTCCACGGTATATCGTGAATTGGTGATCAAGGGTATCCCGCCACCGCTGATAGCTCAGATGATCACTGAGATGACCCCACCGGCCGAGAAGATCAGCAAGATGACATGGGACACCAACGCATTCGCGACACACGACGGCGGACCGGATCCGATAGAGCAGATGATGTCTCGGTTCAGGGCAGACGGGAAGGAACACGACCGCAAATGGCCTATCGTTGGTGCCGTGAAGGGCGCAGGATCGCGTCAGAGGGGCTGGAAGCTCCTACACACGTACTTCTTCGCCAAACGGGCTGGAGGGCCGCTGGCGACGGTTATGGACAACTGTCCGGTACTGTGGCGGCAGTTGACTAGCCTGATACGTGGGATTGAGCCGCATGACGTTGAGGATCTCGAGCCGCACCAGGTGGATCACGGCGCTGATGCATTCCGGTACTGGGCACAGGGTAGGCCTCACCTGGCGGATATGACACCGGACGAGTTGATTCTAACCGACCCAGACTTCAACTATCAGGACGAGCCGAGAACGCACAAGGCCCGTCAGATCGAGCGGGCACGGCAGGAGAAGAAGGCTGGCTTCCCGGCTGTGCGCGTTGGACAGGGACCAAAGAAGAAACCGAAACGCAACAGACCATTTTAAGGAGGGGATATGAAACGAGGATACCTGTGGCTTGATTGGGTGGAGTTGGGGTGTAGGGGGTGGGATCTGGAGCCCGAAGGCGCTGCGTTGGACGGTGAAGATCAAGAACGGTGCCATCCTGGCTGCTACGCCCACTTGGACAGGACTACATTGCAACTCCTACTGCACGGTTGTCGAGAATGGCAGGCCAAGGTCTCTAATGATCTTTTGGCTGCGGGTTTGTTTGTGGCAGTCTCAGACAGGGAACCTTGGGTGCGCTGGACCCTCGGCAATGAAGGGCCGGAACTCGAAACGACATTCACGGCGAGTACGCAGTTGGTGGCACGATGACCACCGGTACGCTGGACGGCTGGGTCTGGGCAATCATCACCGCGTGTCTCTTCTGCTGGCTGATCCATCAATTCACCATGAGGAGGGGGATATGATACGTAAGGCTTGGTGGCGTCATTGGCACCGGAAGAAGCGCCGGATAGATGACGTAACTCTATGGAAGATGGCCTCTTGGCTCACCTACTGGACGCAGTTCGACATCGATCTACCACTGGATGCGCGATGGCCCTCTAGTTGGGGATTGCAGTCATGACCCCCACAACAGTCCTAGGGCTACTGCTACCGTTCATGCTGGTAGTAGGGTTCGTGTCTGGCTGGTGTCTCGGTTGGCTGCGAGGCAACCTCGGCTTCCCGCTGGGTCGCGGCATCAAACCACCAAAGAAGGTAGCCGAGATCAGCCCTGAAGAGATGGAAACCCTTGCACAGCAACGACAAGAGCGGTCGATCGAGGACCAACGGGAGAAGGTGGAGGCGCAGGTAGCCGAGAGGTATAGCGACCTACCAAAGCCCCTGCAAGATGCGACCGTTCATGAGATCATGGCGAAAGGCAAGGAGTTGTTCCCCCACAAGGCTTGACTCTTTGGTTCGCTTTGGTGTATAGATATTAGACGTTCGATTCTTATACGTTTAGATATCGTACACCAAAGGCGGACAAATGACCGTCCATCGAGTACATGTTGTTCTTCCCCCCGTAAGAATCTCTATTCCATTGGCATCGAGGTAGGATATGGCGAGACCATACACGTTCACGTCAGCATCGACTGATCTGGCGACGACAAACGACTACGTTGACATCCCGATCGGCAACGAGCTTGACGGATACGGCGTCTACCTCCTGACCACCTCGTCAGGCCCGATCTCAGTCAACTGGAAGAACACCGGGGACGAGACGATCAACAGCAGGGTGCTTGGCAGTAACGACAAGGACGCTGCCGATGCTGATTGGCACGTGGTTGGCGCGGTGGCGACCATCGCCACTGGCGTGATGCGTCACTACGAGGAACCGATAGCGTACTACCAGTTCTACAAGTTCCAGCATGAGGCGCTGGTTGATGACACCCATGGAGCTTCTGAACTCAAGGGCAGACACTCCAGAGTATGATGGCAACTCTGGGCATTCGCAGGAGTGGCCCCTTTGCGTTGGAGGAAATATGAACCAGGGTATTACAAACTGGAAACCCGACACGTTCCTCGAAAGTCTAGACCCGAATAGGGTCCAGGTGGTCGAGGTTCATTGCCCGTATTGCTTGGTCGGTATTGCAACCACTACGGTGACAGGTCCCTCCGTCATTACGGTAGGGACACAACAGACAATCGACATGCGGCCGAAGAAGTGTGACCAGTGCAAACGGGATTTCCGCATAGGCTACCGGCAGCAATTTGTCGGTATACAGATGGAGGATTGAAACGATGGCAGCAAGAACGCTCGAGGACGCGATGGGCAAGCGGCAAGGTGCGTCGTATATCGCACACCTCAAGGAACACCGTAAGAGAATCGTACTGTGTTACGAAAGGGTGAAAGGGAAGGTCAAGAAGTCATGGCGTCCATTCCAAGCCAACAAGGGTGCCGGCAGGAGATTAGCAGAGTACGATGCCACGCTAGAGCGGTATGATCGCGAGTTGAAGGTGTGGGCTATACTCCACCCAAAGACGGAGGGTTAGACAATGGCTTCGGATCTCTGGAGACGATACAACAAATTCCCCGAGTACATGGGTGACGGCACGATCGATATGGACACCGACACCTTCAATATGGCGCTGTATCTGTCCACCTCAGATTGCGCCACCCTGACGGAAACCACATATCCATCCACCAATGAACACGCCAGCGCCAACGGGTACACCACCAAAGGGAGTCCGCTCGCTTCGGTGACGTGGGTGGAGGCTGCGGGCACTATCACGTTCGATTCGGCGGACGAAGTGTTCACGGCAGCAGCAGGGTCGATTGTGGCACGGTTCGCTCAAATCTTTTCGGACACTGCCGCCGGTGATCAGTTGGTAGCGTATAACCTCATGGACAACGCACCAGCCGACATGACCGCGACTGACACGAACACACTCACGATTGCCATGAATGCGTCAGGAATTCTAACTGTGAGTGGTGGGCAGGCGGCTTCATAACGGCGGCGGCCACGACTTATTATGTGGATGCTGCGGGTTAGTGAATGTTCACGACAAAGGAGTAGGGAATTATGGGAGTAGTAATCGAAGGCAGACGAAACGTGTCGGTGAATGAATTACACAATGTCGGTCAAGCGATTGAGTCCACTATCAGTCAATTGAACTCGATCAAGTCAAGAGGTGCAAACCTCATTCCCTTGTTCGCCGACCGTGACGTGTTCACACAAGCAGAGGGCAACGAGGCTTCCGCTCAGATCACCGCGCTACGGCAATCCATTCGGGACTTCGCGGCAACGTACTAAGCTATGGCTGTTGCCTACGTAGGGTTTGAGAGTCGGTACGACGGGGATTCCGTTGGTTCCCTGACATTAGCTGACTTCACACTTAGCGGTGGTAGTGATCGCAAGATCGTGGTCTCGGCTGTGAGTGAAGATAACACTGCGTCTGGTGATGGCGTTGTTACCGGCGTGACGCTTAACAGTGTCGCCTTAACCAAAATCCTTGAGTACTGCGAGTTGGGCGTCTCGGCGTCTGGTCGCAACTATTGCTCTACGTGGGAGATCAGTGAGGCAGATTTACCGAGCGCAGGTGATTACGATGTCGTTGTCACCTTTACGGGAGCGTCAGTCTACAGGGCGGGCATGTATGTAGTAGAGGCTACAGGAGTGGCGTCTGGTGCGCCGGACCATTCAGTGGGTGCAGGCAATGCCGACGCTGACGGAACCGACGTGAATGTAGAACTGATCCCCACACAAAACGGCTCACTTCTTCTTTGTTTTGGGATCTGTTCCTCGACCGGGGGGGATCAGCTTACACCGAATACGAGCGACTACGCAGCGGTGGAGCGGGACGAGATGACGCTGATAACCGGTTCAGTGAAAGCTCACGCTGCGTTTAGTACGTTTATTCAGACGACGGCAGCACAGGTTACTGCCGGGTGGTCAATGACTAGCGGTGATCGCAAGGCAATGGTTGCGATGGCGATTGGACTGCCCAGTGCTGGTGGCGTTACAGCGGAGCCGGGAGTCGCGCCGATTGCGATCACTGGCCCCGCTCCTACCGTCACGACCACCGCGAACGTAACAGCTGCGCCTGGCGTAGCTCCTGTGGTTATTGCAGGACTAGCCCCAACAGTTACCGCATCCGATCATAAGACAGCCGAGCCGGGAGTCTCCCCGGTCGCGATCACTGGACTCGCTCCTACTGTCTCTGTGACTGAGAATGTAACCGCCGAGCCGGGAGTCGCACCGATTGCGATCACGGGACTTGCGCCTACTGTAGCGGCCACGGCGAACGTCACCGCCGAGCCGGGTGTGGCCGCAGTAGTATTCACTGGCCTAGCCCCGACAGTCACAACCGGCGCTCATGTTACCGCAACGCCAGGCACAGCGCATGTCGTATTAACAGGGTTCGCCCCTACTGTATCGGTCACTGAGAATGTCATAACGGCGCCGGGCGTGGCTCCCATTGCGATCACTGGACTCGCGCCCACGGTAGCTGTGACTGAGAATGTAACCGCCGAGCCAGGTGTCGCACCGATCGTGATCACCGGTCTTGCGCCTACCGTCACGACCACGGCGAACGTCACAGCTGCACCGGGCGTAGCTCCCATTGTGATCACAGGGCTTGCGCCCTCGGTAGCTGTCACGTCTGGAGTCACAGCTGCGCCGGGCGTGGCTCCCATTGCGATCACCTGTTACGCTCCCACCGTCACGACCACGGCGAACGTACTCGCCGAGCCCGGAGTGGCCGCAGTAGTATTCACTGGCCTAGCTCCAACAGTCACAACTGGTGCTCACGTTACCGCAACACCAGGCACAGCGCAGATCGTATTCACGGGGTTTGCCCCAACGGTATCGACCGTCGCCAGCGTCCCGTTACCACTAATGCAACTGGCACACGATTACCATAGGAGCGTAGCATGATAGTCCCTAAGGGCTCCACGAACGTGAGCGCCTATTTCTACATTGTTGGCGACTCGGGCCATGCGACTCCTGGTGAGCCGGTAACGGGATTGCTGTTCAGCGACATCGAGACGGGTGGTTCGGCCAGTTACGTGCGGCAGGGTGCTGCTCGGGCTGACCTGGAACTAATCACGTTGGCTTCGGCTGCGGCTGCACATGCTGACGGCGGGTTCATCTTAGTGGACGACACCAACATGCCAGGGCTCTATCGGTGTGACTTCCCAGACGCTGCGTTCGCCACTGCCGTGGATGAGGTCAATCTACAGATCGTGATAGCTGCTGCGAATAACGCACTGGCTGCACCGATCAGGGTGGCGCTCACAGACCTGCTCTGGGACGAGGTTGTAGTTGGCACCACGACCGCACGGGAGTTGATGAGAGGCTGGGCTGCGGCGTTGCTCGGCACGGCAAGTGGGATGGGAACGGATAACGGCATCTTCCGCGACATTGCAGACAGTATGGATGTGATTACCGTGACGCAGGACGAGGACGGCAACCGCTCGGTAGTAACCCTTGACCTGGACGATACGCCATAATGTTCGGCAGATACTTTGGAGCGCGGTATTTCGCGCCACGGTATTTCAGCACCGGCAATGTGGGTGGCGGCGGTACCAATCCAAATCGCACACGCGGCCGCGCATTACATACACTCTTCGCTTCGAGGTAGAACTGGTCTGATGGCCGACAACAAACAGGAGTTCTCAACCAAGGTTCCCGACTGGACCGAAGGGACGGAGAATGCTGGCGTTGTGCCCGCGACTCCTGAAGAGGTAAATCGGTTCGTCAATCAGGTCTGCTGGGACGAGTGGATGCCAGCGTATCGATCCTGGCAGCGTCAGGTACAGGAGAACGTCCGCATGGTCTCCGGTAGGCAGTACGATCGGTTCATCGAGAACGTCGGTGAGTTCGTTGACCTGTCGGAGTATTTCTATCAGGCGGATGAGCAGTGGCGACAGAATCCGACCTTCAACTGGTTGAGTCATTACTACAAGCTGACACTGTCGAAGCTGACCGAGAACCTGCCTGCGATGGGGTTCATCCCTGCCGGCGCTGACTTCAACGACGCCGTCCTAGCCGAGTTGATGGAGCCGGTGTTCAAGTACGAGTGGCGGCAGATGAAGATGCCCCAGAACATGTTCCCGCTCTACGGCTGGGTGATCCTGGCAGGTCGAGCGGTGACCAAAATCAGGTGGGATCCTGACCGTGGGCCTGCCGACGAGTTCAAGGGGCCAGCGTTCCTCGACTTCCTCGAGGGCAACAGCCTGACGCAACGTGAACTATCCGACGCTCCATATATCAGGAACAACGAGGGTCTGTTCGAGCCAAACGTGATGCGCGACGAGGGTCTCCCGGTATTTGGTGAGGGGGGCGGGTTCCCCGAGATGGGCGCACCGCATACTGAGCGTGCAGGCGACCTAGCGTTCGACGTGCTGGCACCAACGAGCGTGATCAGCCCACACGGCCCTGAATGGTTCGAGGACAAGCCTTGGTACACCCATGAATACCTGATGCCGGTAGAGGACGTGGAGCGCCGGTTCCCCGAGGCGAAGAACGTGGAGCCCGACGACATCGAGGTGGACGACATCGCCGATATGTGGATGCGGCTCAGTTATGGTGAGAACTACGGCATGGCATCGAGCCTGTCGTCCGAATCAGTCGAGCACCTGGAGCGGAAGACACTCCAGGGCTACAAGCGGATACGGGAGCACTGGAGACGGGATGTCCCTAATCATCCGGTACTGGGCAAAGGCCGGACGATTGTGGTGCCCGTGGCCGATCAGGACGAGGTGTATTACGACGACATCAATCCGTTCTGGGTAGACGGGTCGCACGAGGTGACCGTAATGCCGTTCGATGCCTGGGACGGTGTGCTGGTCCCGTTCAGGAACGAAGGCATGAGTGACTTCGAGCAGATGAACCCAGTGCAACGGGCTCTGAACAGACGTGAGGCAGGCCTGCTTGACGCTGTCGAACACAACGAGCAGCCGATCAGGTGGAGAAACGAGAACACGACACAGGAAGAAGACGAGCCGAATTTCAACAAGCCAGGCTTCATCGGCGTAGCCAATCTGTCTCCGAACGCCGGACCTCCGATGCACACTGAGCCCGCACCGCAGCTTCCCGACGCCTCTGTCATACAGGCTGGCAGGCTACGTGAGTGGCTCATGCTGCTCGGTTCGCAGCCGCTAGGTGCAGAGGGTACCCCGGCAACCAAAGACGCTTCAGGGGAGCTACAGCGCGAGGTACGGTTCGATACCGATCGAGTATGGGGCGCGACAATCAGGCTTCACAGCTACGGCTGGGCTCGGGTAGCCGAGAAGATAGGGCAGATCATCGGGTCGTGTATGGATGATTCTAGGGTCGTTACACTGAGCGGTGAGGACAATGCCGCACAGTTCTTGAATATCGGGGGGCAAGTCTTTCGTGGAAGCGTCCACGCCGTACCCAACCCCGAATCGCAGGTACTCGAGAGCCGCCAGGAGAAGCAGAACAGGATTGCTCAACTGGTACAGACTGTCGGGATGCCACCGGAAGTGGCGCTCAAAGCGCTCAACTATCCTGATGTGAACAGAGCGTTGCGCCCCGGTGGTGCAGCAAACTCAATGGCACGTCGTGAGAACGTCGAATTAATGCTGGGGACACTGTCTCAAGCCCTACCAAAACACGATCACGCCATACACAAACTGGTGCATTTAGAGCAGATGCAGACCGCAGCTTTCAGGGATGCAGATCCCCAAATCCAACAGCTATTCGGCCTACATGTGATGATGCACGAAGAGATGGAAGTATTGGAAGCGATCCGTCAAGGTCAGTTGGCGATGAAGGTGCAAGGCGCACTCATGCCACCGCCAGTAGACGAGACGGGTCAACCGACTGGAGGAGGTTCAGCCCAGCCGTTGAACGGTGAAGCGAACGCTGATCTACAGCGTGGCGCGGGCGCTCCAGGCCAGGCCGACCCTGGCTCGGGACAACTCCAGTTGCAGGCGTAACACCAAGGGGAGCCGACCCCCGCATAGGAGCGAATAGCAAATGGCAACACAGAGCAGAGCACAACTCGAAGCATTGATGGGCATTGCGAGTCCGGGCCTGGTATATGGATTCCATGCACCTGATCCTGGCGCAGCCGACCTCGACTGGGTGTACTCCGAATCGCTGGTACGGATAGCCCACAACGTGTCGAATCCAGAGGGCTTCACCGAGTTTGTCCTTGACAGCGGCACCGAGACGGTGACGGCGTCGAGAGACACCTACGCATACGTCCACGGTACAACCGGAGTCTTGACATTCGTTGCGGTAACGAACGGAGCGGACAAGCCGGTCATCGGCGGAAGCGGTACGAGCGATATCGTTGACAACTCGCTGTTCCTGGCGAAGTGCGTGAGCGATGCCACTGACATCACCAGCATTACGGATCTCCGACAATTCACTGGCAACATTCAGACCCATGCCATTCCGGTTGGATTTGAGACGGCTGATTTGGGTGTCCACAAGTGGGTGCCCCGCGTACACGCCCGTGTGATCGGACTGGATTCAAGAGTCATCAACGCGCTGGCAGCAGCCAATGCCGGAACAGTGATTCCGTACACAATCGACATGGGTGGAACCGCAACCGAAGTGACAAACGCAACGATATCCCATGCTGCTTCAGCAGACCCAGGGGTACGCGATCTCGAAATCTCCGATGGTTTCTTCTACATCAATGAGATGGACGAAATCGACCTGGAAAGCGCGAAAGAAACCGTTGGTGGTTGCTGCATGGTCACTGTTGTACTCGAGATACTCTAATGGCTACCCAAAGCAGGGCACAACTAGAAGCCCTAATGGGCAACGCGACCGAGGGCGTCGTGTATGGATTCCATGCGCCCGACCCCGGTAACAGCCTGACGCTGACGTATTCGGAGTCACTGGTACGGCTTGAGAACGGATCGGCCAATCCACCGGGGCTGAAGGAATACCGACTTGCCGCTGGTACCAATGTGTGTACGGCGTCGAGAGACACGTATGCGTATGTGGATGGCACGACAGGCGCAATCGGGTTCCAAGAGGTAGCACTGAACGCCGTGAAGCCGGTGATCGGTGGCCCTGGTGACAACGACATCGCAGCCAGATCGATCTTCTTGGCGAAGGTAGTGACTGACGCGAGTTGGATTGCGAGCATTACCGATCTCAGGCAGTTCACCGGGAATGTCCAGACTCACGCTATTCCTGTTGGGTTCGAGACAGCGGATGTGGGCGCTCACTACTGGGTGCCGCGTGTACATGCTCGCGTACTCGGGTTGGACTCACGGGTCATCAATGCGCTAGCAGCAACCGACGCCGGGACAGTGGTCCCGTACGTGGTTGATATGGGCGGGACAGCTACCGAGGTCACCAATGCGACAATCTCGCACGCCGCCTCTGCAGCCATCGCTACCCGCGACCTCGAGCTGACTGGCGGTCAGTTCTACATCAACGAGATGGATGAAATCTATCTCCTGAGTGCAAAGGCTACCGCAGGCGGATGTTGCATGGTCACCCTGATACTTGAAATACTCTAGGAGGGATTGAATACCTATGGCTGACGACAACACGGAACTCGCCACCATGCTCGCCGACGATGATGTCGATGAGAATGAGGAGAATGGATCGGAAGAAGAACTTGATCCCCTAGCCAAAGCATCGGCTGATCTCCGCTCCGAGTCCGACGATGAGCTTGAAGATGAAGACGGCTTGCCGCCTGACAAGGAAGAAGAGGACGACGTTGAAGATGACATGGATGATCTGTTCGAGGAAGAGGATGATAAAAAGGGCGAGAAGGAAGACGACAGTCTGACCCTGACCGTCCCACCGCATCCGAACGACGAACGGAACAGCGCGGCACGGAAGTCAATGGATCTCGATGGGCTTGATCAGCCCACGCATGATCTAATCCAGGGCCATATCAAGCGCAGTCAGAAGCTCGGTACGGTAGAGAAGCAACTCGAAACAGCGCAGGAACATGAGACCGCTGCGATGTTCGTGAACGACCAGCCGCTTGCGGCTATGCTGTACATGGAACACGAAGACGCCCAGTCCGACAATCCCGCTGGCTACAGCGCAAAGTATGTCGAGAACTGGTTGCAGAGACATCCGAAAGAAGGCATGGATCTGATGAGCAGCGTGTACCATGAGGACGACGAAGCGATTGATCCTGCTACGCTGGAGAGGACAGCCAAGCTGGCCCGTAAGGAAGCGAAACAGGAAATCAATGATGGTCTCAGGAGTCAACAGCAGAACACGGCACAGCAGCGGTACTTCACCGAAATCCATGACGTTGTCGGTCAAGCGGCTGACACTTTAGACTTGGACGAGGACGACCGTACCGATTTGCTTGCGAACGCTGCGAGGCGGATCAAATCCGCGATGACAGCACGGGTGCGAAAGGGTCAAGACGAACGTCTCCCAAAAGCCCAGTTGCTCGAGCTTGTCCAGGCAGCAGCCGTTAGGTTTGGCGGCAAACGCCGTGACGAAAAGAAAAAGGAGAAGCCGGAAGACACGGCCAAAAAATTCAAACGCAAGGCAGACACCGCGAAGAAACACCGCAAGGTAAGTGGCGGGCGTCCTGCTGCTGCCGACCTGAGCGACCGGAGTGGAAGTACCAAGGGTGCCGTTGGCATCATTGCAGCTTCGGACCAGATGCTCGGTAGGAAAAAGAAATAGGAGCTAGGTTATGGCTACTTTCAACACTGCTGCGGCAGATGCGATGCTGAAGATCAGGTACCAAGATCCCATGTTCGACGGGGTTGTTGGTCACTCGAAGGTGTTGGATCTGTTCACCCAGAACAGCAACGTGAAGTCTGGGCCGCAGGGCAAATACATCGAACTGTCGGAGATGTTCGGGTACAACGAGGGAATCGGCGCTCGTAGTGAGAACGGTTTCCTCCCGGTGCCTGGCAACCCGACGTTCACCAACGGTAGGGTCACCTTGAAAAAGAACCTTGCCGTAGCACAAATGACCAGAAATATCATGGCGAATGCCGTGAAGTCGAAGGCCGCGTTCGCCGGCTGGGCTGACGTGGAACTGACCAAGACCGAGAAGGGTCTGCGGTACGACCTCGACCGGCAAGCCATCGGGTACGGATCAGGTATTCTGTGCCGCGTGGACACTGGCACCATCGATGCCTCGCTCGAGATCGATGCGCCTTACGGCATGGCGTCCGATACCAAAGGCTGGCTGCCGGGACTGAGGCGCGGTATGAGTATCGTGTTTGGTCCGAACGCTGACGGCACAGGACTCCGCTCCGCTGGAGCGTCACGCACCATCCTGTCAGTGGACAAAGCCGGCAACGCGAATGGCGGGCTCCTGACGTTGGATAGTGCGCCGCCTGCCGATGTCGCGAATAGCGATTACATCTGGCGTGGTGACGACCTGGGCAACAATGCCCCTGAGAGCGGCACCGATGTCGAGATGATGGGTCTCTTGGGAATGATCGATGACGGGACATACCTCACGATCATGCAGAACATCTCGAGGGACGACTTCGACGAGTGGAAGGCACAGGCGGTAGACGCGAGTGCGGCTCCTTACAGCGGCAACGCTGAAGAGGTTCTGTTCATGCGGATGGCCGACGACGCCGACGAACTCGGCAACGGCAACATCACCCACTTCCTCTGCTCGAAGGGCACCTACCGGAACTCCTTCATTCAGGCGCAGACGCAGTTGGGGTACGGCTCGATGACTGGGCCGCGCAGCATGGAACTAGGAACAAAGGGAATCAAAATCTGGCTCGGCGACAGGCTGGTTGAGTTGCGGTCAGAGCCGAAGATCCCCATCGGGTTCATCTTCGGGCTCGATACCTCTACCCTGTGGCGCTACCACTTGAGTGGGTTCGAGTGGGACGACACGACAGGCGCGATCTGGAAGCAGGTAGCTGTGGGTGCGGGCATCAAGGACGCCTGGTACGCCTACGGTCGCACTGAGATGGAACTCGGCTGTACCATGCCGCAACAGAACGTCGTTGCGACAGGAGTGGACGAGACAGTCTCGTAATCACTGAAGGTTGAACTATATCTGGCGTGGGGGAGAATCTCACTCCCCCACGGAGTGCCAATGGCACGGGGGATGAACAATGGGACAGACCACGATGCGGAACATCCAGCGTCGGACGTTGGAGCAGAAGGAAGACATCAACCTCGCGGATGACGCATATATCCGCTTCGGTGGCACCACCGATCGAGGTAGCACAGGAGACGCACACTTCGGCTGGGACGGCAGCAACTTCATAATGAAGCCGTCAACAGACGACACGGGCTCGTTCGTGATCGGTGACGGTACGACCGACATGGACGTACAGATATTCATGGGCGACACCAGCAACTACTGGCTGTTCAATGTCGGTGATCAGAAGCTCTACTGCGCTGCGACACCTGCAGGAGAGAACGCCCGAACACTTCAATTCGACATTGAGCCTACCGGCGCAGAGATACGGCGTGGGGTGATTCAGGTAGAGATGTGGCGGTCTTCGAGTTTTGATTGGGCTGGTAGCCCTGACGTTGCTTTCAAGAGCGAAATCAACTCTTCTGCCGCCAACGCCTCTGGTGGTGCGATACGCAGTATCGACACGACCGCTCGGAATCGCGGCGATGACATGACCTGGATTCACGGTATTCACGCTGGCGTCAGGAACGACAGCGGCAGTACCTGTCCAGAACTGATCGGCCTCAGTACGCGGGTCGAGAACTACGGTGTGATGGCGACCCAGATGATGGGTATTGATGTCAACATGTCATGCGAGAACGACGATGGTGCTGGCGCGAAGATCGGCATACAGGTTCGCAACACCGACGCATCGGCACGGACAGCGGTGGACGACGTGCTGAAGATCAGTCACACATCAACAAACGGATTCACGAATCTGTTCAACTTCGCGGCAGCAACCGGGGATTGTGTCGCTGCGGGTTCACTGGACGACAGCGCTACCGCCGACATCCAGTGCGACTATCGCATAACGTGCGTTATCAACGGCACGACCTTCTACATCCCTGGATACGACACGATAGTATAGGGAGAAATCATTGAAACTGACGCATAACCAGGAGGGGATATGTTGTTGTCGATCATGGAACGGTTGGTAGTTATGAACCTACTGCCGCGACAGGGGAACGTTACCACCCTACGGCTCATCAAAGAGACTGAGAGTATGGTGGGATTCACCGACGAAGAGCTTGCCAAATTGAACTTCGTCCAAGGACCGAAAAGCATGAACTGGGACGACAAGGACAAGGATGGCAACGCGACAGTAGTGCCGGTAGATGTAGAACTCGGCCCGACAGCAATTGGCCTCATCAAGGATGCGCTCAGGAAGAAGGAAAAGGCGAGCGAACTCGCGATGGACGAGTTGCCTCTCTACGACCGTATGATGGAGGATAATGATGGCAAAGAAGACAGCTAAGAAGGCAACCAAGAAGGTTGCTCCGGTAAAGGCTGCTCCGGTGGAGGCTGGACCTCCCGGTAAGGGCGAAGATACTGAGCCTACCTCCCACGAACTCAGGATGGCGCATGTTCCTGCCTCCTGAACTCCAAGAACTCCTTGGCGATCTCAGGGGGCAGGAGCCGCCCAGGGAAGATGTGTTGCGGCGGTTGCGTGACATCAATGGCAACTACCGCATCACATGGACCTGGCCTACGCCTGACCGGATCATCAACAGCGAGACGGTGTTCGGCAGGACAGGTCTTTATTGGCTGCATGAAGTGCGGCCGGGAAACAAGTACGACGAACTGCGGAAAGCCGCAGGAGATGCGCGGCTGCAGCGGTTCGAGAAGTTCGGTGACGACCGCAAGATCAGGAGCCCCGGTATCCCCGCACAGTGCGAGGACATGATGAAGGGGTACTACGGTGTCGGTCAGTGGCCGAGATACGTTGACAATGGAGTGCCGCCGTTCGGTTCAGAGAGGTTCTTCGAGGAACTGATCGAGGGCGAGAAGACGTTCAAAGTAGAAAAGGCGAGACTAGAGAAGGAGGCTGCGCTCGACGGTACCGCCGATGAACAGATAACCGAAGAGAGCGATGTGAACCCCGAGTTCCGGCAGCACATCCGTGATGTCGCCGAGGAGTTTTACCCCTACGTCTGTAAGGGCCGTCGTGACTTCAAATCCGCAGCCATCCCAAAGGAGGGAATTGATGCCTGAGAGAACTGGCAATGTGTACGTCGATCCCGATTCACGCGCCACCAAAGATCCTGTGACCGGAAAATACACGAAACGACCGAGAGAAGACCTGCGCGAAGCGAATCCGCAGAACGTTATCCTGTCTGAGTTCAAGGGAACCGGACGTGCCAAGCAGAAATACGGACCTGGGGTGCTGGACGAGACGGCCGAGAAACGCGCTCTAAGGGCCGAGAAGGACGCGCTGTCACTGGCGGCCGCTGCAGGTGCCGATGTGTCCACAGAGGCCGAACTACTGCGTCAGCGGCAGGCTGAGTTGGATGCTGCTCCTCCGGTGAGTACGGACTTGAAGGAACCGGAGCCTGAACCGC